AAAAAAATGGAAGAAACAAAGACATACACCGAAGAGGAGTACAATAAGCTACGAGAAAAGTACTTCTTACTAAAGTCTCGCTCTGACTCACATCGGAAAGCGAGAGACTACCATAAGGAGTTAGTGGCTAAAATGCGCATTGAGTTGAGTAATTACCGTAGAATGTCAGGAACAAACTCCGAGGCTATAAACAGGATAACTGCTGAACTTGAGCTTTTAGATCACAAGGCTAAATTCTGGAAGACCTTAGCTATCTTCTTATCAGTTATTACTGCTGCCTTTGCTGCTCTCTTTTACTTAGAGATTAACTCATGAGAGACTTCACTAAGTTCACCTGCTTTGTCAGAGGAGTCCTTGAGACTGGCTATGTCATTAAGCACTCAGATAAGAAGCTCCGGCAGGATGTTAAACTCCACTTTAATAGATTGCTCCATGAGGCAACTCAGTTTGAGAAGTTCTTAAAGGTTCAGTTAGGCCCAGATATGGCAGAGGCTGAGGATAGCATCAACTCTGCCATTGTAGACCTGGTATGGCAAATCTTTGACATGTCTGAGGAGCAGGTTGAAAAATTTTTTGACTATGTGAATGCTTTTGAAGAAAAAAAGTAGTTAGTTTGCATTGCCGAAAGGCCCGGATTACGACCCCGGTATAATAGAAGCAAATGAAAAATATTAAAGCCCCATTCGGTAAGTACCTGTCAGCCTATGTTTCGGCTGGTCGTAGCAGGGAAAGCCGGATGGGGTTTTTGTTTTTATGAATATCACAACAACATTTAATGTAAAAAATCTGAAACACAAGTATTCATTTGAAATGGAGTATTTTCATGATGATGACATGTATGAAGTTAGAATGATGGAGTATAGGAATGGTCATTGGATTATCAAACAATCAATGGAACTTGTTAAGGTTGAGGCTAAAGAGCTTCAGTATTTTTTAGAACTTACTTTAGGTATTCAATAAACCATGAATGGCTATCAATTAACAGATGCCTGGTTTGAGTTTAGATTCCAGCATCCGGATAAAGTTTCGCATTCTCACACTGAGCTTTATTTCTACTTGGTTTACCATTGGAACAAGTTAAGCCAAAAGGAAAAATTTGGCTTACCATCTGCCATAACGATGGAGGCAACTGGAATAAGGAACTATAAAACTTATTCCAAATGCCTTAAAGATTTAGTGGAATTTGGTTTCATAAGGATAGTTCAAGAAGCAATTAATCAGCATCAAGCTGTGGTAGTTGCTTGGGGCAAAAATACCAAAGCAGATACTGAAGCACTGACCGAGGCAGTGACTAAGGCACAGCACGAAGCACTGCCCCATATAGTAGAACTAAGTAACTTAGTAACTAATCAACATAAGAAAGAGCGTAAGCAATTTATTCCTCCAACCTATGAGCAAGTAGAAGCCTTCTTTCTTGAAAACAATGAGAGCCTAAATAATCTACCAAGGTGCTACCATCACTATGCAGATGCTAATTGGACTAACTCAAGAGGCAAGAAGGTTGTCAATTGGAAGCAGACCATAAAAACTAATTGGTTCAATAAAAACAATAATGTGACAAACCAAGAAGTTCCGGCCCAATCATCACCTGGTACTAACAGAAGATTTCACGAGTCATTTAAACCAAATCAATAAACACTATGACATTTGAAAATGAAGAGCTGGAAATGCAAGTGCTTTCCGCAATGATGATTTATGATGATGAGAGGCTAACAGCTTTCTCAATCATGCCAAACCTAGATGTTTTTCAAATTGCCAAACATAAGGTAATAGCTCAGGCAATACAGGCGATGCAGGATGCCGGAGAGCCTGTAAGCCTAGAAACAACTGTGGCAACCTTAAAGAAGTCGGGCCTGATTAAAGAGGCCGGAGGAGTGCCTTATGTTGCCAAGATTTACAGTAGCCTTAAAAAGTTCGGTCATGTGGAAATCCATTGTCGAATTTTAATTGAACACTATTTAAAGGCAAAAGCCTACTTTGTCGCATCTGACCTATTTGCAGCTGCCAACTCTGAGGCTGGAGATATCTTTGACTTCATCACAAAAATTCAGCATCAACTGGATGGCCTACTTCATCAGCAAGTGAGCAAATCAGATGATAGTTTTACAAATCAGCTTGACATATCAGCCAAGATTTTTTTTAATACTGCCAATGGTCAAGTATCTGGCTACTCCACAGGCATAAAAGCACTAGATCATTTATGCGGAGGTCTTGTTGATGGAGAGCTTACTGTTGTCGGAGCTAGACCAGGGCAAGGGAAGTCTGCACTAGTGGTTTCCTTAATGAGAAACCTAGCCAAGCAAGGAGTTGGCTGTGGCCTTTTCAGTCTTGAGATGACAAAACACGAGCTTGTTCAGAGGTTAGCTTCACAGGAAAGCCAAGTGTTTGCCTTTAGAATTAAACAAGGAGACCTAAACCAATATGACCGGACTAGCCTTGCTGAGTCGATTAAGCGCATGAAAAGCTGGAATATCCGCATACATGATGAAGGAAATCTCAATATCAGTAACATAAAGGCAAAAGCCACCATCTGGAAGAATAAGTTTGGCATTAAGGTCATATTCATCGATTACATAGGCTTGATTAACTCAGTCAATCCAAAGGAGACCAACCGAGTGAATGTAGTTTCAGAAATTAGCCGAGGGCTTAAGTTGCTTGCCAAAGATTTGCAGATGCCAATTGTAGCACTTAGCCAACTTAGCCGGAGAGTTGAAGAGCGGAGTGATAAAATGCCGATTATGTCTGACCTTAGAGAGTCTGGATCAGTTGAGCAGGATGCAGATGTAATCTGGATGATGATGAGGCCAGAATATTACTTTGAAAAGTCATCAACTTTTAAAATTAATGGACAAGAATTGTCCAATGAAGGCCTTTGCCTAATTGACCAGGTTAAGATGCGCTCCGGTAGCACAGGAATTATACCTTTGCGTTTCGATGCTCCTCTAATGCGCATCAGAGACTATTATGAATGAAATCCATCTAAGCCAACTTGTAACACATTATGAAGGCACTAGCACCTTCTCCTATGATCTTATGTATTCAATAAAAGACAAACCACTTACTGCTCCCGAGTGCCGGGAGTATTTAGAGCGTAAAATTAAGCAGCTGGATAAGAAGCTTGAAGAAGGCAATGAAAAAAGCATGCGATACAGAGGCCACAAGAATCAGAGGCTGGTGTATAAGTCAATTCTTAATTACCTAACTTTGCATAAAATCCAATAAAGCTATGCCACTCAAGAAAGGATACTCGCCAGCTACAGTAAGTAAAAACATCAAGACAGAGATGAAGTCAGGCAAGCCTCAGAAGCAGGCAGTAGCCATTGCTTTATCTGTGGCTAAAAAGGCTAAGAAAGCTGCCGGAAAGAAAAAGTAAGTAAATATTTGAAAATCATTGCGATAAGTTCGCAGGTACTACGATAATTTAACGAATGGCAAACCCAAACCCAAAAAGACAGCCCGGATTTGAAGCTCACCCAGAGCGCATAAACCGAAAAGGAAGGCCTAAACTGCCTGATATTAAGGAGCTTCTGGCTAAAGTGCTTGGAAGTGTTAAAAAGGGAGAAACAGGTGCAGAGGCAATTCTCAAGGCAATGGAGCTGCGAGCAATGAAGGGAGATGTCAGAGCCGCAGAGTTACTTCTTGATCGGGCCTACGGCAAGCCAAAACAAGACATTGAGATGGCTGCCAGTATTAATACAGTCATTATGCCAAAATCACTAAAGCAACAGCAAGATGGCAGAGAAGAAGAAAGCGACCTCACAGATTAAGGTTACCTTTGGCAAGCGGAGAGAGGGTAACCATGCCAAGTTCAGAAAGCCTAAGCAATCAAGGCAGAAGAAGTACAGAGGTCAAGGCAGATAGTGTAAAGTAGTTAGCTATTAAAGTGTAAAATGGCAGAGAAGAAGTTTAAGACTAAAGTAGGAGGCAAGACTGTCAAGTTCGGTGCTAAAGGCTATTCCATTGCTCCTGGTACTGCCAAAGGAGATGCCTATTGCGCTAGGTCATCAGGCATAAAGAAGTGCGCCAATCCTCCCTGCCCTAATGACCTCAGCCGGAAGGCATGGGGTTGTGTTGGCAAGAAGTCGGTCAAGAGCAAGGCTACTAAGTTCAAGAGAGCCTGATGCCTCAACTAGATTTATCTAATCCTGACCTATGGCAGCATAAGTACATTGATGCTGTCCTTGAGCCTAAGACCTACAACATCCTTTGGGGTGGTGCTGGCTCAGGCAAGAGCCAAACCATGATTCAGCTATTCTTGGCTGAGGTCTGTAACCATCAGGCAAACCAGAATGAAACCTTCTTTGTAATCAGGAAGGTAGCTGCAACCATCCGCAACTCTGTCTTTGCCGACTTCAGAAATAAGATTAGCCAGTGGGGCATTGCTCACATGGTCAAGGCTAAGTCTGGTTACCTTGAGCTTCACTCCGGCAGCAATAAAATTGTATTTCTAGGCTGCGATGACCCTGAGAAGCTCAAGTCACTTAGCCAGGCTAA